TGCTTGTCCAAATCACTCGGCGTTAGCGACTGGATGCTTGGTGCGCTTTCCTTTCCGCTACTAAACGTCAGCACAAATCTACCTGCGTTCCCTGCCCCGCTGAACTTGCGGCGCATCATCCGCTCAATCTCATCCTTTTCTTCTTCCGTAGGTATGCCATCAGCGAAGTTTATCAACTGCCCACCCCAAAACTGATTGCGGATGTTGTTGATGTGGAAACGCGCTATCTCCGCATCGCATTCAATGTACGCGAGCGCACCTTGGTAATTCGGAAGCGGGTAATGCTGAACGCCTGCCGAATAATGGCGGTAGTAAAACATCTGCTTGCCAACGCGGTGCTTTTCGTCAAACTTCGGCATCTTCTCCACTTCGTTTCCTTTCGGAAATTGCTGAATCATACGCGCATCGTACCAATCGGCTATCAGGAACATCTCATCGTCCAAACTCACCCGCACCTTCTGAAATGGAACGTGTTCAACAAAGGCGATGCCGCCGCCCCTGTTCCACGTCACCGCAAGTGCGAATCCGTTAAACAACTCCAAATCCAGCACCAACTTCTCGGTCAGGTCGTTCAAATCATCCTCAACGTTGGGGTCGCGGATAAACTCCTCCGCTCTTGCTTGCTGTTCAACCGTGCCTTTGTCGCTCGCCTTCCATCCCTTGCCTACGATGTAATGCACCTTGCCGTTGACGATGGCGCAGTGCTTCGCGCTTTTGTGGTAGTTGTCCAGCAGATAGTACGGATATTCGTTGCGCTCACCAAACAGCACCATATTGGCCTGTTTGTTTTCCAGCATCACAGGCAACTGGTAGTCGGTGGTCGGGATGAAGCTAAATGCGAATTTAGAAGCTGACATAGGTGTTGTTGTTACTTGGTGCAACGTAGGTTTCGGTTGCGGGTTCAATATACGCCAATCCTGTTTCGACCACTCTTGGCGTTCCCATCACAAATCTCCGCATCGCCCTTGTGTAGCGATTTGACGTGTTGTCTTTCGCGTGCGTTCCTTGGTTTCCGTTATTCATATCAATCGTGTATGCTTGCGTGGCACTTTCCTGTGTTGACGACCAATAGGTGTGATTTGCGAAGTTGCCCAAGCCATCAGCCGCAAGTTTAGTGTACATCTGCGCTAATTCATCAAGCGAAGGAAGAAACCAATCGCTGTAATCGTTAAGCACTAACTGGTCGCAAATCCTCGCGCTTATACCCGATGTGGCACAACTTGCCACGATTGAAGCGGTGTTAATTATGCCCTGACCAATCGCTTCGGGTGACGCACCCTCTGGAATGAATATCCCTTGACACCCCCACGGCGCATCCGTTGCTTGGTCAGCCGCCGCACTGATGTACGCATATCCTGAATCTTGAAACACGAATAAGCCACCACCAAGCGCGTCACCCGCCGCGTAGCCATTCGCATCTTGCAAGACCTCGTATTTGTACTGCCCTTTTTCAAGCGCGCCCAACGTAAACGTGAAGCGGTCATATCTCTCTTCGTAACTGGATGCGTTGCTAATCGCGTCAATGTAAATGACGGTGCTGGTGTTCTTGGCGATATTGGTCAGAATCAACTTGTAGATGGTCGCGTTGGTTGCGCGTTCAGTCCACGTCACGTTGATAGTGTTGGATTGGCTGGCTTTAAGGTATAGCATCAAGGTTAAATACCACGCGCCACGCTTTTGTACAAATTCAGCCTTGCCTCGCTGATTTGCTGGATGTCAAACTTGCCCTGCATCTTGGCCCGCAACCGCTCGCCCATTTCTTTGGCCATCGCAGGTTCGTTGATAAACGCCCGCATATACTTGTACCACAGTTTGTCCTTCTTTTCAGGAACAAGCCACCCATCCACACCATTCTCGATGCAGTCGGCATACATCGGCACCTCGCTGGCAATGACCGCCCTACCCATCCACGCCGCCTCGGTTATCTTCAACTCCGACTTCAAGCGGTTGAACTTGGTGTCGCGCAGTGGCGCAAGGCTCACGTCCACCCAATTATACCCCTGCACATAGCTGTAAATATCCGCCGCTTGGATGCGTGAGTAGTTGTTGTTCTTCCCTTTGTTGCTGAACACCTGCTCGTACCCTTGGTAGATTGGGTTGTTCTCGTTCCACCCTGCAAGGTATATCATATACTTGCCATCCAATTCCACCTCATCCGACAGGCGTTGCAGTGGTGACCGCATCAACTCCACATCCTCCGTGTGCTGGGCCGCACCGAAGTAGCCGAAGCGCACCCGCTCGCTTTGCGTTGGCTGTTCCTGAAACTGCTTGTACTGGATGTATGGCGTGTTCGGAAAGATGCTCACGTTCTTGTTAAACTTCACCAATTCATCGCGCAGGTATGTCGTGGTCGTGATGATGTGGTCAGCTATGCGGATGTGCTTCTCGATGATGGCGGGCATCTTCGTGTCGTGGTAGTGGCGGTAGAATGAATGCCCTGTGCCTAAATGCCAGTAGTCGTCCATATCCAAGATGATCCGCGCGCCATACTGCCGCAGGATATTGGCGACCTGCTCAACTGCTTCCAATGGCCCTGCAATCCACGTTCGGTTGTACAGGAATAGGTCAATCGTTTTCAACTCATCCTCTTCCATCCGCCTGATGTCATCGATGCTGACAAAATCCACCACCCCGCCGCATAGGTCGTGAACGGCCGCGTTTGGCATTTCAAGGCGATAGTAACTGCATCCTGTTGGGTGTTGGTTGTAAACGATGCAAATTCTCATTGTGCAGATTTAAGGGTTGACGTTGTGCAAAAATAAGAAAGCCAGTGCGACCCTTACGCACTGGCTTTCACCAACCCAAACTGAACTACACTTAATTCGCGCCGCCTGTAATTTGCGTACCTGACGTCACACCTGCGATGACAGTCGATAGCACCTCCCTGCAAGGCTGTGCCTCCATCGCCGTGAACGTCAACTCATAACCACCACGGTCACCCATCGCTGTGCCTGACTGGGCAGTACCCCCAGTCACCTCGATGCCATTCGTTTCACCCAACAGCCAATATTTGCCGTTGCGGTCAGTTACAATGGCCAACAACCTGCCATTCGAAGCAAGGCGCAACTGATTGCGTACCTCCTGCGTGAGCCTGTTGATGACCAGCGTCATTTCTTGCTGGTAGAAAATCGTGCCGTTTTCGATGCTGGCGTTTGTCGTTTCAGTGAACTGACCAACGCCTTTCGGCAACTCAAACTTGTAGAAGGCAGTGCCGCCCGAAGCATAACCTGTGAAGCCAGTCACCGTGCCTGTGGTGTTGGTGGCTACTGACCCTGTTACGTTCCACGATGCAAGCCTAATTTCGCTAATGCCGCCGACATTGTTGCGGCATCCTAATGCGTATCCTGATGTTAATGCACAGCTCATATTTTTTCTTGTTTATAGTGTCAAAAGAAAAAGAAGGGCAGGTTTCCCTGCCCTGTCATCAGCCAGCAGGTGTCGTTGCGTTGCTCGCTTTGTACAGCACCATAAACTCGGGATATGCAAACTGCACCCCGTATTTCAGTGCCGCTTGGAAGCGAATCTGGTCGTTGTCGTACGATGCCCAGATGCGGAAGGTATCCTCATCTGAAAGCAGGTCAGTTCCAAAGAACAGGTTGCTCAATGACGTGGCCACGATGCGGCGCGTTCCATTCAATCCATTGACCGCACATACACGCATATTGGTTGCGGGGAAGAACATTTCACCTGCACCCAACTGCCCAAGGTCACCCTGATACAGGTTCAATCCTACCAATTTGTTGGCAAGGATGCGGTAAGTATCCCAGCCGCAAAAGGCGTAGATGTCGTCCTTGCTGATGATTTCAACAGGGATGTTTTGGTAAACATTCTCAAACGCGCTGACGATGGTGGTGTCACTGAAAGCCGCACCTGCAAGGCTCGATACGATTGAAGCGGATGCAGTGGTCTTCTCCATCAAGTGCAACAAACCAACGGTCTTGTTCAGGTTTGCGTCACCGCTCAATGATGCAGATGAACCAGTCCACCCTGATGCGCCTGTTGCAGTTGTTGACTGCCAAATAGCGTTCTCGATGTTCTTTGCGATTTGCTTTGCCTTCTGCTCGGCATACGCCTGCTCGAAGGGAACGCCTTCGTAGTTGCTACCCTGCGTCAACTGGGTTTGCATCCAGTACTGCTCAAGTGAACGAGGACACAACTCCTCTTGCACTTTTACACGCGCCACGCTGATGTTGCGCTGGCTGAAAGTGGTTGTACCTGACGCATTCCACGCGCAGGTGGATGCGGCTTGGAATACTGCATCGGTGTCCATTAAGTTCAACGATTCCTCGTACTTAACGCCAACACGCTTCTGCATCAATGATTGGGTCTTCGCATCGAAAACCGCTTTGGTCAGCAACGGCAACCGCTGTTGCTCGACATAGGACGTTAGTCCCCCAAGTGAAAATGCCATAATCTTTTTATTTTAGGTTTTTAAGGTTATTTGTTAATGCTTCAAAATTCGTGTTGCGCGACAACTTGATGTTCTCGACAATTGCGTCACTGGTCCGTTTGCGTGGCTCTGCGGTTGGTACTTTGCTCATCTTCTGAACCTCGGCATCCAACTGGTCAAAGCGCGCGGTATTGGCTTCCATCGCACCTGCTAACTTCGACAATATCTCCTCCAACCTCGCTTCCAATGCCGCAATTCTCTCCTCTATTTCGGATTCGGCGGCCTCGCCTTCGGGTGCAACTTCAATCTCCACTTCCTGTGCCGCTACTTCTTCCTCCACCACTGGCTCACCAGCTGGCAGGTCACCAACTTCGACAATCTTGCCTCCTTCGGTAGTGATAACCCCGACTTCGGGTACAGTGTGCTGACCATCAGGTGCTGGCAACATCCCTTCCTCGGTCACAACGAACACAGGCGTACCTGCAACCAAGTCACCATCAACGCGCACCATTGTGCCATCTTCCAATTTGTAATCTGCAAAGTTTTGCGGCGTTGGCGTTGCAGTGAATTTCCGCAACGCGTCAGCCAGTTCAGTTAAACGATTTGCTATGCTCATAGGTCGCTTTTAGATTAAATACCACGCTGTTGGATAGTATGCAAAAAAACGCTGAACGCATCTTCAAGGCTCGCCATTGCCGCTTCTAAACTGGATTCAGTTGCCTGCATCCCGAAGTAGCCTTCAATGCTGAACCCTGTAAACTGGTCGCGCTCTTCCCAAACCTTGTCGTTCTCTACTTTGAAAGACCCGAACCAACTGCCATCAGGCGCATCCTCAAAGCCTTTGGGTGGATTCACCCCACGCTCGCGGTCAATCAGGTAACTTTCAAACATATACACGCCATCCAGCGGCTTGCTGTGTTCGGCGTTCACCTTCGCTTGGTTCTGCTGTTTAAAGTACTTCTGCACCATCTTGCGGATGGTGTCCTTGTCGAACATCACGTAGTACTTACCCCGCGTGTCATCCTGTCTTATGATTGGCGTATCTGCCAGCATCAGCGGGCCTGTCAGGATGCGAAGTGCCGCGTCTTCTGCGAATCGGTGCTGTTTGGATAAGGCGATGAAAGGCCGCTCGATTGCGGGTGATTCCACAAGGCTGACGTAGCTGACGCCTTCGCCATCCTCATCAATCGTCATCAGGTATACAGGTAGCTGTTCCATATCGTCAAATACCACTACGCGCCTAACGTTGCAAATTCACTCATTCGCCGTAGCCTGCCGCTAACCGAACGGATGTCTGATTCAACCACATACGCCCGCATCCCTTGCCCTTGTCCGTTAGCAGGTGGGTTGAGCAGTTGACTGTTTGGGTTGGTTGCTGTTGGCGCGGACATACCTCCTCCGCCTTGACCGCCTCCCATTGAGCCACCGCCTCCACCTCCACCGCCGCCGCTTGGCGATTGAAATTGCTGCTTGCTGATTTGCGCAACTCGCACCAACCCTGCCGCTGTTGCCGCTGCCGCCGCGATGACCGCACGAACGGGTGCGGAAGGGTCGGGTATAGTCATTTGGCTTAAGTACGCCGCCTGCGCCGCACGGAAGGTCTCAATCAGCGCAATTGCCATATTCATCTTCTTGTTGACCTCAAAGGCACGGCGTTGTCCCTGCTCGGTCTTGCCTGCAAACAAGGTCGCAAGATTGCCAATGGTCTGAAAGCCCAGCCTTGCCGTCTCAATTTTCGCTTGCTCAATCTGCTCCTCGCGCTGCCGCTGCCTTTCTGATTCCTTGAGCATCGCGTCAACGCCATTCCGCTTAATTACGTGCAACCCCTGCTCTTGCGTCTTGGCGCTTTCAAGAAATTGCGTCAGGCCATCCACGCGCTCCAAGTACACCAAATCCTCCGCATCCTTCAACGCCTTTTCACGAATTTTCCGCTGTTCAATCATCCGCGCATCGTGCGCCTTTTGGTCTTCTTCCTGCTTTTTAAGTTGCTGTTCTTTGAGGTATGTTTCGTACTGCGCCCGCAGCAAGTTGTGCTGGTGGCGTGCTTCTTCTTGTTCCTCCGCTGTCTTTGCCATCCGCATCCGTTCACGCGACAGGTCGAACTCACGCGCAAAGATTTGCTCCTGACTTGCACCTCGTGCCTTCAATATTTCAATCTCGCGCTCCATCGCCTGCGTGCCATCGGCAATCGCCTTGTTGCTTTCGGTCTTGATGCCAAGGAAACGCTTGACCGCACCCGTTAGCTTATCGAAGTTCTCAATCAGAAAGCCAATCGCCACCACAGCCGCGCCAATTCCAGTCGCAACCAATGCCAACCTAAATGCCTTCATCGCGCCTGTGCTCGTGCCAACTGCCAACGCATACGCTCGCTGTGCCACCACGTTCAGATTCACCATTACAGCCGAATCCTTGTTCAACACGTTAGCGACCGCCTGTACGCCGTTCAGCAACGCCAATGCACCTTGCACCTTCATCATCGCCTTCTGCAAGTCCTCATTCTCATCGCCAAACAACGCCGCCGCACCCTGCGCCACTGCGAATGCACCTGCCAAGCCTTGACCCACGCCAAGCAATGTATCGAGCGTTCGGGTGTCGGAAGCCATCGCCTTGATTTGCGCTTGCGTGTCGCCGATCTGGTCGGCTAATCCCCCTGCTTGCGCTTGCAACTCACGGAAGCGTTGGGTGTTCTTTTGCCCCGACTGCTCCAAGGCCTGCATCTCCTCACGCAACGATTTAAGTTGCGACCTCGCCGATTGTGTGCCTTTCTGCGTTTCGTCTTCCAATCGAAGACCAACGACAACGGTGTTTTTTATATCTGCCATTAGCGTACCTGTACTGGTGTTGTGTATGTTGGAATGACCTCGCCATCCACTTCGGATTCAAGGTTATAGTTCAAATTCGGTGTTACCGTTTGCGCTGTAAATTCGGCAAGGTTCAGGATGCGGCGAAGCGTTACCCTGCACATCACGTTCTGACCAACACGATAGTCGCTGATTTCCAATAACCGCCATTTAACTCCGTGCCAGTAGACAGGGATGCGGAAGTCAAGTGCCGCGATGTCGGTAACGGTGAGCAAGAAGGTGGCCTGTACGGTCATCGCTTCCTTGCTTGCAATTTCCTCAATGTAGGTCTTCCAGTAGCCGTTGAATAGGTTGTTGTTCGTGTATGGCGTGTAACCGCCTTGACCATCGGGTAACGCCCAGTAAATCTGCTTCGGCATTCCAAATGCCAAGTCCTGTTGTGGGTCATATGGGTTATCAACGTGACCAATATAGGGAAGTGTGTTTCCGCTTACCCAGCCGCTTATGTTCGTGCCGAAGTTACTCACCCAATACCAAGTTTCAGTTGAACCGCTCGGCGCAGGTGTCATCTCAACGTAGTTGTACTGCGCGATTCGATAGCCTGTCTTCATCGTTTTCAGCGTGCCATCATCCTGCACATCAAAGGTGCGACCAAGCACGATGTTGGTGCGATACTGCGCAGGTATAACCGTAGCGCACTTTGTTTCGATTCGCTGCTCGCCAACGCCGTAGAAGTTGTCCGTGTCAAAAATCCTGCATCCGTAGCCTTCCTGCCAAGTCGCTTGATAGCTTTTGGCTAACGCCTCACCGCCATTTCGGTATGCGAAGGTGAACTGCTTGCGCAATTCAGGGTCGCCCATCGTTATCTGCATCTCCTGTGCTTCGTCAGATTTCTGCGACCAATCCACTACGCCGCTGGTATAGAACTCATTAAACGGCTCGATGTAGATAAGCGTTGGGTCAAGCGGCGACTGGTAGAAGTACAAATTGAACATCTTCTGCAAATCCGCAAGCAGGTCAATCTGCAAGGTGTCGGCGGGCAATGCCGTGCGCATATCCATATACTGATTCAACATCGAAAGGCGTTGCGTCAGGTTTAGCTGAAAAGTACCCGCTTGCAATTCCATCGCGCCTTCGTTGGCAGTGACCACAACTTTCAGCGTGCCATTTTGCGCCAAAAATACCTGCCTGTTTATGCTGTGTATTAGAATGTTACTGCCTATCGCTACAACCTCGCTGATGCTATTGCCCTGCGTGTCTTTGAGCAAAGTGCCACTGCTGTTCTTAACCTCAATCGTGAACTCACTGGCATCAGTCGCACCCGCTAAATTCAACTCAACGTTTAAGTTATACAAACCCGCATAACCACTTGCGGCAGTAAACACACCTGTACCTGTGTCCATCTTGCCATTATCGGAATTGTAAAATGGCGATGTGGTGTCGTTGAAAATTACCGTGTAATCACCTGCCCCTTCAAATGTGTAACCCGATGCGCCGACATAGCATTTGTCATCGCCGCTCACATACGGAAAAGCCTCGCCCGCATACGGAAGCACAAGCCGCTCAAATTCCGTGCTTTGAAAGAACGTAGATTCGTAGCGGTATCCGTGTTGTGCAAAGATTAGGTCAATCATCTTCTTGACCCAAATGTTCGGTCGCTGGACTTCGATTGGTATCAGCCTGTCAAAAGCGTAATTGAGCGCGGTAAACAACGCGGCAAACGGGCCAACAGGCGTTTGACTGCCTAATACGTGACCCAAGCCAATCGCGTCAGTAATGCCATACACAAACCCACTGGCATCGCTAAATGTATCATCCCAACTGCCAGTTACGAGCGATTCGGTGAAGGTGTGGTTCATCCCAGTCACGCCAACCGTGTCCACCAACTTCACGCCTTCCATCGCTTTGAACAGGCTCACCTCCTCGCCGTAGATGCCTACTTCGTAGGTTGCAACCCCTCGCGTCACCGACATCGACAGCATCTGCATCGTGCCACGAAATACCTGCACCCCATCATTCCACAAAGCGCACTTGACCTGCTTGTTCGGCGTGAACCCACCCACGAAGGATTGCACGTTGTACGCGTAGCGGAAGGCGATGTCATTGCCTTTGCTGGATGGCAAGGCGATTGTCTTGCTGAACGCACCCCGCCGCTTGGTGATGTCAGCAAGGTCTTGCACGCTGAATGTGATGGCGATGTCGGTGTCCTGCGACAAGTCAAGGTCATAGCCTACCGTTGGGTTATCCGCGTCAGGATAGCAGACGAATTTGGTCATCATAGCGCGGTATTTTCGTAGGCCACCTGAACGTCAATGGTTATCGCCTGCAAGCGGTCGTTTATCCGCTTCATCACGTTGTAGGTGTTGGTCTGCACCACCACAGGCACCAACGCACCACTTAACTCAATCCAGCATTCAGGGCTGTAAATCATCTCTTGAAGCCAACTGAACTGCGCATCCGATAGCCAATCGCTTTGTAGGTTGTAGGTGTCGCGATAGGTGACGCTCCACTGCTTGTCAAACTGGTCATCGCCGTACACCGTGTTGTTGTATCCGTAGGTTTGTCTGTTTACATTTACCGATTGTCGGTTCTTTTTTGTAAACGTGTAGCCATCCACTCCGCCGTACATATTGCGGAAGAAGACCCGCAGTTGGTCGTATCGCTCACAGTTGTCAATCGTGTAGGTGTATGCCTGTGTGCGGCTGAATGCAGAAGTATTGCCGCCTGCTGTGTTGGCGGTCATCTGCACTGCTATTGTGCCTCCTTGCGTTGGAAAGTTTACCGAGCCTGCATTGCCATCACTGCACTGCGCACTGGTTAAGTTGTACAATCCTCTCGGGCCTGCGTTAATCAAAGGCGCAAGTCCGCTAACCGTTCCTGTCACCAAGAATGGCGAACGCGTTGCCCCGCTGTCGTAGGTGACGCGAAGGGCAACACCTGTCACCGCCGTGTCCACAACCATCGACAGGAAGTCATTGCTTCCGCTGGTCAGCGTGCTACTTACTGGCCTATTGCTCACCACCTTCAATGCCACAGCGTCACCGCTCACCGTTGCCGCATAGTAAGTCGTTGGCGCGGCAATGGCTGTGTTGTAATCTTGTTGCCTGAACGCCGCCTGCCACGCGATGACTGAACCTGTTGTAGTTCCTGTCGCCACCGTTGGCGGATTGCCGTACTCCTCGCGGAAGGTCAGGTTTGCCTTGACCGCATAGCCGCCTGACTGCCATCCGCTGGTTGTCTGCGGAACTGCGGGTAATATCAGCGTTTCAACAACCTTGCTAACTCCAAAGAATCCGAAGCTCGTGGTTGGCAGTTTGTCGCACTTCAATCGTGCGCTTGCAGTGCTTCCACTCACATCGCAGATGTAGCGAAAGTTTGCGGATGCGGTTAGGTCACTGCTGACCACCACTACGTCAGAATTGCCGACAGGAAGTAAGGCGGGAAGGGAAGATACAATCGTTATGCTCATCGTCTGGTTGCTGTTTGTTTGCCAAATTCGGAAAGTAGGCGCAGGCTTATCTTTTGCCCTGTGATGTCGGCAATGGTCACGGTTAATTCGTTTACCCGCTTGTCGGTCATCGTATCCGTGTAGAATGGTCGTGGCTCAATGCCTCGCCTCTTGATGGCGCGCGCTATGTTGTACGCGGCCTCGTCAATCTCCTCCTTCGGGATGCCCAACGCCTTGTCAATCGCCCACTTGCGGATTGCCGCCACGTGTCGCTTGCTGGGCCTGATGTAGCGGAAACTGAACGGCCTGCCGCGCTTGTTCTGCACGCCATCAACGCCGTAGTTCACATAGGCCCAATACTCCGCACCTTCAAGGTCAATCTTCAACGCCTGCCCATCAAGTCGGAAGTCGGAAGCGCGGAACGACTGGCGAAGGTTTAGCGTGGCGGTAGCATCGTACCTATCCACTGCTTTATTCATCGCATCAATCGCGTCATTAAGCCACCGTAGTACTGCGCTCTTTACATCCTTGCTATCGGTCAGGCTTACGGATTCGGTAACGTCCGAACCCTTGCTGGAAAGCTGGCTGGTTAAACTTACATCGAACTTCATCAGCTATAAATACCACTGCCCGCAAATGTGTGCTATTGCAGGTCTTTTGCTAACCTCACGTAATTCATAAACTGCCGAGCGGGCATCGCAAAGACCGCATCCATTTTGAGCGGGTCGCGCTTGGCTATCAGCACATACGCCACGCCAAGCCATCCGTAATCGGGTTTGGCTACGCCTTGCCCGCTGTCTTCTTCTTGCTCGCCTCCACGAAATAGGTCTGCATAATCTTCAATAAAGGCTCTGAATGACGCAAAAAAAAACAGGCAAACCCCCACACGTCAGCCATCTTCGCCTTCTTCATCGCCTCCGCCCTGTCCGCGTGTTTGCCGCCATCATACGCCAATGTCTTGCCGTACCACGTCACCTCACGCGTTAAACTGGCGAGCAACAGGTGCAGATTGGCAACCACCTCCCTATCGCTGGTCAGCTGATAGTTTAGCAACTCCATCATCTGCCCTGCGCTCATTTGGTCGATGAACCACTCCATCCTGTACCGCTTGCCGCCAATGCGAACCACCCGCTTGGCAGGTAGCATCGACAGCGCACCGCACTCCTTGTCAATCTTTGCCGCCCTTGCGTTTAGCTGTTCAATCGTCCACCCTTCAACAGCATTTTGGTCGAATCCATCCACGATGCAGACAGTGTTGACCTTTTTCCGCAATGCGCCCATATCAGGATCGATCGCGTTCAGCTCTTGGAACTGGGCAACGGTTAGGCGGTTAAGTAATTTCATTGTATATGGTTATCAATGATTCAGCAACGCGGTCACTGCTGTACAGGTCGATGTCGCTTGGTGGTGCTAATACTTCCCTGCTGACGATGCCGCCCGATGCGTTAAACTTGTAACTCAACACCGACTTGCCGCACATCCACGCTTCAATTGTCGTCCTGCCAATGAACAAACCGCAGGCGATGTGGCACGACTTCACCATCATCTCAATGTTCGGAATTGGCTGGTAGTAAATGATGTCGCGAGCCTTCCGCAAGTCCGATAAATAGTCGCCGTGGTCGTAGCCAATCAGCACAAACCGCTTGCCATTATCCTTTGCCCACTGCGATGCATCGTAAATCATCTGCTTGCGCATATAGTCAACCGTACCTGCCAAAAGCACAAAGTCATCCTCGGTCGTGTTATCCTTGTTGAATTTAGATGAATCAACAGGGTTGTATATCGTGCTGACCTTGTCCGAAGGAATGCCGTAGTTACTGATGATGAATTCGCGCTCGTGACTGGCAATCGCAACGTAGTGCTTGATGCTGTCGTGCTTTACAGGTCGCTCCAAATCATAGACAATGCTGTGAATGGTCGTAACCTTTGGCGTTGTCGGGTATAGTTGGCACAGGTGTTCCGTGACTGGCTTGTGCTGGCAGTGGATAACGTCAAACTGCTCATCGCCTGTCAACTGCGATAGTTCCACGACCTTGATGCCGTAAAATGCCGCCTCGCTGGTGATTGGCAGGTGGATGTACATACCTGCCACCGTTACATCAAAGCCTCGGCGTTTTAACTCCTTGGCCAAGTAAAGGCAGTACAATTCCGAACCTGTGTACTGGCGAAAGAATAGGCAACCGATTAGTATCTTCATTGGTTCTTGATTTTGGCTGGATTTCCGTATGCCAACGCCTTGGCAGGTATTGACCGCGTCACCACTGAACCCGCGCCAATGGTCGCGCCTTCGCCTACTTCAACGCCGCATACAATCGTTGCATTTGCGCCAATGTTGCAACCCTTGCGAAGTATTGTCTTCCTGAACCTGCCGCTCTTCATCCAGTCGCCGTGTACGCTTGGCAGGTGGTCGTTGGTGGTCACTACATTCGGGCCGACAAACACATCATCCTCAATGGTGACGCCGTGATATATGAGCGCGTGGTTTTGGATTTTGCAGTTGTCGCCAATGGTGACGTTGTAGTCGATGTGTGCGCCCTCGCCAATGATGCAGTTGTCGCCAATCGTTGCACCTGTGCGGATGTGCGCGAATGCCCAAACGCGGCAGTTCTTGCCAAGCGTGACATTCTCCTCGATGATTGCTGTTGGGTGTATCATAACGCAAATCTACATAATTACATACTTCCCGCCTGCGCTCTGCGATAGCTTGTTCAGTGCAACATAACGCACCGCATCGATAGCGTGATTGTACTTATCAATCGGCACTCCCAACGATGCACCCGTGCGGTCAGTATCCCACGTGTAGTTGCGTAGTTCCTTGATGAGGTTGGTGCTGGTTTTCGTCACCTGAATGTTGAACCTATGCAGTATGTCGATGCTATTGCGGATGCTGTCCTGCCCCTTGCTTGCTGGCTTGATGTTGAAGCCAAGCCTATGCACCTCCTCGATGCTTTTCGGCTCAGCTGAATCCGCGACAATCTCCCACGCCCGATTGATGCCGAACTCCCGCAATTTGGTCGCGATGTCTTGGTTCGTCAGGTTGTTGGCGTACAGCAGTTCGTGAAGGGTCAGCGTGTCGCCTGACCTGTACACCGCCACCAGTGCGGTCGGGTCGTTGGTGTACCCCCAGTCAAGGCCAAGCGCGACCAGTTTGGATGTCGTGTAGTTAATCTCATCCACCTGCGTCCAGTTGCTGAATATTACGCCCTGAACACTGCCGACTTGCCCAAGACCGTACACCTTCCACCAGTTAGCCCAGTACGGTGATGTCGCGGCCTTCACCTCCGCCATCTCGATGTCCTTGCGGATCGTGTCAGGAAGTGCTTCGTTGTCGCGGAAGGTCAGCACCAGCAGGTCAGCATCATCCTCGCGTAGCACCTCCGTATGCGCCCAAAATTCGTGCGTTGGGTTGTAGTCGATGTATATCGCTTCGCTTGTTCTGATGGCTAACTGGTAGTAGCTTTCAAAGTCGATGTTGTTGGCCTCGTTGATGTATAGCACCTGCCGCCGTGCGCCGCGTAACTTAGCCTCCTGGTCTGCGCTGAAGAATTCAATCGTGCTGCCGTTGGCGAAGGTGTAGGTTAGCAGCGTCTTGTTCCAACCTTCGTCACGCCAGCGGTTCGTCCACTGCATGACCTTGCCAAAATCCTTCATCGCACCACGTCGCAGGTGCGGGATTGATTCAGATACGACGCTGATCTCGGTCTTGGCTTTGGCCGCTATGTTGATAAGCACGGCAAGGATGGCGATGGTCTTGCCAGCAGATGTTCCGCCCTGAATGACTTTCTTCCGAGCGGCCACCTGCCGAATGCGTTTAATCGCTGTTGTGTATTTGAAATCCACTTGCAGTCAGAACAGGATTCGAACCTGTAATCGGGTTTCTAACTGGTGTCCCGGCCCCAGAGCGTCTACCATTCCGCCACCTGACTGTGTTCTTGATTACCCTCTTGCTTCTTCTGTTTCACATACTTCGCTTAACTCCTCTGCATTAAAATAGTCAGGAGCATAAATTTTGCCAATTTCAAGAGGTCTTTTGATGTACTCTTGCAGTTCCGCCATTGCCTCCCGATTGGTATCAAAGGCAAACAACCTGCATCCAACCTTTATGATACACCCTCTGTCTAAGAATGTAATTTCAACAGGATTTACTTTTAGCTGAGTAATTTCTTCTCGTTTCATTTGTTTTGGTTTGGTTTAGGTTACAAATATAACTACTTTTTAGCAATTTCACCCTTAATCTTCTCAATGTAAACCACCGCATCCATCAACTCCTCCTGCAAGTGCTGAATCCACTCGGCGAATGTCAGGTCATCGCGTTCCATTGTCGTGCCGTACTTGCGCTTGCCCTGTTCCGCTCTTGTCCTAAATTGGTCAATAACTGACTCGACTATCTTATCGCTCATGATTGTCTTTTAGCGCGTTCACAATTGCGCAAAATAAAGCGTCTTTTTTTTGCTGAAATTCAGGTAATTGCTCGAATGGGACGATACAAGGGTGCGTTTTTTTAACGGTATCCTTTACCTCCCCATACACCCACCCATCTGAAATCTTTTCCTGCATCCATGCGTTATGCTGTGCATCTTCTTTTGCGTCAGGGTTGTTTAATTTAAAGGCAACACCAGAAATGGCGCTGTCTCGCTGCCATTGTTCGGCATCATCCCAATGACTTTGACTAAAGTCCCCGTTTGCTTGGCACCATACTCTATTAGCCTCATGGCATGCCTTGGCGATATACTCTATTTTTTTATCCATTTTCAGTTATTTAGGCAAACAAAAATTGGTGCAGTTCCTCCACCGTGCGGCAAATCTCCTTCCCATCCTTGTCCCACATTTGTAAATCCTCACGCCTGCCGAAATCCTTCTCGTACATCCACCAACATAAAGTTTCGTACTGGTCTTCATTTAAGACGCGCTTCAATAAAATGCTGATGACTTCCTGTTTTGGCTCATCGAACTCGGATAAGTCGATGCCAAGTTTGTAGGCATTCATTTTGCGCTTGTAATCCGTATCTATAAGGTTCAGCAGGTGTTGTAGTTCGGGTAGGGTCATAATTATAAAGGAAATAGTTTGAAAAGAAAAAAACAAATTTTATAGGAAATTATAAAAACAAAAGTAGCCATAATAGTTATAGAAATTGCAATGACAAAAACTTGTATCAGCGTTCCTAAAATTTCGTAAATGAAGCGTATAATATCTCGTAGTATCATAGGTCGTCATTAAATAGCGGCTGTTCGATGTGTACCTTCTGCTCTTGCTTGTCGGCCAGTCCCAGCACTCGCACTGCGATGGCACTGTTGTACACATTCGCGCCACTGCCCTCAACCATATCGCGGTCACAAGTCGCTCGTATGCGGGTAAGGATGGGGCGAAATGCTTCGTGATGCTCGCCTTCTTCCCTTTGATAGTGCGACAAGTCAAAGCACCAACCTTCTTCTGCAAGGTAGCCTTCAAACCCCCTAAACGTCAATGGCCGCTCTTTGTCGCGATACACCATTGCACCATCCTTGCCCACGTAATCTTGTACCCTGTACGGATTTGCTTTCGTCCACGCTTTGTACGTGCAGAACAAGTCCCACAACTGCTCAGGACTTTCAAACGCGGGTGGCCTTCCTACTTTCTTCATATTTCCACGCTGTTCATTATGTCGATTATCTTCTCGCAGATGGCCACCTTCGCGTGCAGTGCGTTGGGTGCATTGCAGTCGTTCAGGCTGTCCAATATGTTGGCCATATCGGTCATAAGCGCGCCAATGTTCACGAGCTTGCTCATATGCAAGTTGTGCTGTTCTTCGATGCTAATCTTTGCTGTTGCCATCTCCGTTTACATTAAATACCACTTGCCCCTCTTTTACACAATGCTCGGCGTGAGCCACCAGTTCCGAAAGCCTGCCAACAGCACAGGTTGCGCACCACCAATCGGTGCGCGGAATGCCAAGGCTAATCGCCGCTGCTTGCAGTGTGTTCACCTCCGCAGGGGTCAGCCGTAGCGACTTGGTCGAATGATACAGTTCAAGTTTAGGCTTGATGGCAAGCACTTCGCTAATTAGGGTTGCGTTCATTCGGTTAGCTTTATGATGATGATAGCCAACGCCGCAGATGCCAAGCCAACAAACGGCGCGTAGTATAGCGGTTGGTCAAAAAGTGACAAGCCAAATCCTGTCCAAAAGGCAAGGCAGGACTGGCAAGATAGTGGTTTAAAGCGACTGATGCGGTAGTACCAAGTGGGCAGTACGTTATAGCGTTCCATCGCCAATGCTGTCAAAGCCGCCAATAAAATCGTTGTAATCATCTTGTAGTGCTTGTTTTAGTCGTTGCCTGCAAAGGTCAATCGTGTAGCAGATTGACCGATATGGAATGCCTGTGTTTCGATTGATAAGCTTCTTGTTGCCCAATTCCAGCCATAGAAGGAATAGGTTCTTGTCGTATGGATATTTCCCTGCCGCCGCCCACTTGTCCATTTCTGCTTCCGCTTTGCGATACAGGTGGTCAGGAACTGTGCTATACTTCTCATCCACCTGCTCAACTTCACCCAAAGCCACGCGCTCTTCGTTGTGCCGATACTTGCGTTGAAATGGCGATGTCTTGCCTCTGAATAAGTTAATAGCGGCGCGCACGATGTAGAACGTGAGTGCGCCTGATGCGTGTAGCTGTTCAACGCGTTCTGGTCGGTCGTAGCAGTAGATGACCAGTTCGTGTTCGAGGTCATCGGCATAGTCGCTTGTCGCGATTTGCCTTGCCACTTGTCGGAACACTCCGTCATTGTACAGCTGGTGTATGATTTCGTTTGCATCCACATTGTGGGCAAATATAGTCAGAGTCTTCTATTGTTTGTATAAATTTAAAGCGCGAATCATTATTGTGCAACGCCCAGTCCACGACCTGCACCCCGTGATAAACGCTCGTGTGGTTGCGGTTTAGCATTATGCCAATCGCTGTCAAGCTGTATTTGTAGTGATGCTTGCGATACAAATACCACATCAGCGCGTGCCTCGCTCGCGTTACTTCGGCCTTTCGATTGCCTGTGCAAATCTCTTCGTACGTCACGCCTGTAATGGCTTCGATGCGATTGGCAATTTCAGTGATAAAGGTTGGTGTTTTCATAAGTTAAGGGTTTGTTTAAATTCTTCAAAGGTTCTGATTATGACGTAGCGGTAGCCTGCCGCTTCGATGACAGCCTGCCATTCCTTTTGAGCAGGTGACTGCCTGCCTGTTGGCGTTTTAAATTCCAAGGCGATAAGTCCAGCATCCGACAGGTACATCATATCCGCAACGCCTGCAACCACGCCCATCGCTTTCATTATCGCGCCTTCAAACTTGCCGCCACTGTTGTTGTTGACCGTGAATAAGCGGCCACGTTCCTGAGGTCTTTCGTTCCAGTGAAAGCGGAAGCACTGCGCTTGTAGTTTAAATTCTTCTAATCCCATTTGAATCCGTGTAGTTCTTGAAGTTTGTAGTAAAATCCTGATGCATAGCCGCAATGTCGTAGCAATTCCCTGACATCCGATTCTCGCTTGACTATGTTGTGAAGCACGAAAAATAGCTTTATTTTCTTTGCGCGAATCATCGCGGCTATTTCTTCAAGTGAGGAATCTTTTGCCAGCTGTCGCCATTGGTATGGCGTGTAGTTGTCGCGTTGCAGGATGACTTCTTCACCCATCTGCGATTCTTTTACAGGAGCGACAAATCCGCACGAAGGGCAAATCACAGTTGAGGATGCCATCATATATCCGCACTTGCGGCACGTCTTGACAGGCGCGACCCCTTTGCGTTTCTTCTCCTTTTTTTCCAAAGACCACGGCCTTTCTACCTCCCAGCCGCCGTGTTGCTGTCGGTTGTTGCCGAAGTCAAGGATGGTGAACTCGGTCTTTGTTGGCGTTACCCTGCTACCTCTTCCGCACATTTGAAGGTATAGCGGTAGCGACTTGGTTGCCCGATACAGGATAACGACTTCCACGTTCGGGTCATCGAAGCCAGTGGTGAGAATCCCGCAGTTGCACAAGATTCCGTTTGTGCTATTCTTAAACCACGCCAACACTTCCGCACGCTCATCGCCTTTCATCGTACTATCCAAGTGTCGCGCGGGTAGTCCAGCACCTTGCAACTCTTCGCACAGTTCGCGACTGCTTGCAATGGATGGCGCGAATGCCAGTGCTTTCTTCCCTGCCGTGTATTTGTTGTAGTTGGTGATAACGCCGCGAAATACCTTTTGCTTGCTAAACGCTTGCCCCATCTGATTCGCATCATAATCGCCATTGTACATCCGCACGCCTGACAAGTCAACAGGAACGCTATACGTTGTCGGGATTGCAAGGTATCCAGCATCCACCAACTCGCGGATAGTCACAGGCTCGACAATGGCCGTGTAAAATTCTTTGAGTGCTTTCTGATTGCCCTCACGATGCGGCGTAGCAGTCGCACCGATGACCGTTGTAGTTGGCTCGATGAATTTAAATAGCTTGTCAAAACTCGCCTTGTGCGCCTCGTCAATGATGACAAGGTCGATGCCTTTTAGCCAATTCGCGTATTCATCGTTTTTAAGCCTGTGGTTGAGAGATTCTACCATTGCTAAATACGAGGTAGCCTCAGGCAGTTTTCGTGTCCCTTGTTTGATGTAAGAGGGCAAAATCGCGAAGCGTGTAAGTGCGCCATCCGTTTGCGTCAGCAGTTCAATGCGGTCGGTGATAATCAGCACCTTCTTTCCTTTGGTCAGTGCGGCCTGAACCATCGATGAAAACATAACGGTCTTACCTGCGCCAGTTGGTGCGCACAGGATGATGCGCCTATTTCCTTTCCGCATAGAATCGCGCAGTAGGTCAATGGCGTGTTGTTGGTATGGTCTAAGTGTAGTCATTGTAGTCAGTTTGTAGTCAGTTTTTTGCAATCAAAGTGACTACAAAAAAAGTGCCTTGGCGATACCTGCAAGGGCGTTTTTTCGGTTTGTAGTCAGTGTAGTCACTTCTTTTTAATAAAAAGAGTATAT